AACGGCGTAAACAACGCCAAGGTTTATACCGGAACTGGTAATGTTAGTGACGTTACATTCACAGGCGTTACACTTAGCAATCTTATAAATGTAACCGCTTATAAAGAACGTTTATACTTCGTTGAAAAGAATACCTGTAAAGTTTGGTATGGTGGTTTGCAGGTAACAGGAACGGCTGCGACTCCGGCACTTACTAGCTTTGATTTCCAATATGTTTTTACGAAGGGCGGTTTCCTTGTCGGCATAGGTAGTTTCAGCACTAATACTAGCATGACCAGTCAGGACTATTTCTGGGCATGTAGTAGTTTAGGCGAGATTGTATTCTACACAGGTTACTATGCTGGTGATCCTAATACCTGGGCTTTAGTCGCTCGTTACTATATTGGGCGACCTCTCGGTTATCGTGCGTTCGTACGAGTAAACAATGATGTTTGGATCATTACTGAACAGGGTATTTTACCTATCTCTGGTTTGTTCGCTAGCGATCCAGAAGCTGCTCTGAACATCGTCAGTTCAAGGGTTAATCCTTTAATCTCAGAAACGGCTAGCCAGTTTAGTTTTGACCATCAGTGGTCAGGATTCTTTTGGGCTCAAGGAAGGCGGGTCTATATTAGTTACCCGACGGCTGACAATGCTTGTCAGTTCTTAGTCTATTCAATAGACACTAAAGGATGGACCTTGTTTCAGCTTTACAATAACGAGCACAGCTTCTCTTCGTGCTTGTTCAATAAGAGGCCCTACTACGCCTCTACAACGGGCATTGTGTGGAAGGGTGAGACAGGCCAGGCCGACGCTGTTACGGCTACTGACAGCCAGTCTATAGCCTATAGTGGGCGCACAGCGTTTAGTTTCTACGGCTCAAGAGCTAATTACAAAGCCTTCAAAGATATAAGGCCAATCGTAAAGGTAAAACGAGGTATTACATTAAACCTTGGATTGGATACTGACTTTAAACGGCAAGCGACGGTAACAGCGGTTGCAACGCCATCAGGCACGTTTACACCCTGGGGTAGTCCGTGGGGATCGCCTTGGTCAGCGGAGGTTGAGTATGTGTTCGATAGGTACGCTGCTAGGGGTCAAGGCCACTGCGCAGCGGTGCGTTTTGGGGGTTCTATAAAAAACTCAACCATGCAAATACTTGGTTTTGAAATACGTTATGACATGGGTGGACAGGTGTAATTATGGCTAAAAAATCAGCACTGGCAAAAGACCCAAAAGCGGGTCAGAAAAAAGAAACTAAGCCGAAGCCAGATACACAGGCCGCTAGAACATCTTACCTATCGACCGTTCGCAACTTAGAGAATTTGGAAAAGGGTTCGCCTGAATATAACAAAGCAGTCGAGCAAGTTCGAAAGTTTGGCAAAGAGCTTGGATACAACACCGGTCGAGTTGATACAGCGATCAACAAATATACCGGACGGCAAGGACCAGCACAGACCGAAAGAATTCAACAAGGCATGGGCGGATTAGTTGAGGAAGGGATTCAACAAGCGAGACAGTTTGATCCGAGCACATTCCAACAACAGTACGAACCAGGCTTTCAGCAAGGTTTACAAAAAGAATATGAGCGAATTTACGGAGCTTTCGAGCGTCAAAACGCCGACAGATTCGGAAGAGAACAACAACAGTTGCAGCAAAGTTTAGTAGAGCGAGGACTTGATCCTTCGGGAGAAGCCTACAAAGCTCTAAACAAAAACTTGTATGAGCAGCAAGAAGCAGCACGGCAAGTTGCCAAAGATGCTGCAATGAGTCAGGCCTATTCAGCTCAACAGCAATTCTATCAACAGGCCGCCGGTTCAGCGTTATTACCAAGCCAAGTTGCTGCGCCATATCTTGATTTATACGGCCAACAAGCACAAATGAATTGGCAAACTAGACAGGCTGAACTAGAGCGTCAAAACAGAGAGAAACTTGCTAAAATGACCGGTGGTGGTGGCGGTGGAGGAGCTAGTGCAGCGGAGAGACAATGGGCACAATATATGATGAACCAATATGCCCAACCTCAACAACAGGGACAAAGCAATTTGAACGCTGCTACTCAAGGGTTAGCACAAGGTGTGGGTGCAGGAATAACAGCGGGACTATTACGATCGAGCTAAATATATGGCTGATACAGAATTGATTGATGCTTTAGGTGGTCTTGATTATGCGCCAGTAGAAACTGGTTGGGGAATTGGTGCGCAAAGCATAGCACAAGCGTTACCATCGCTTACTAATCCTTATGCAAGCCCTATATCAAATCTTGGTGTTACTCTCGGTGGAGCTTTAGTTGCTTCCTTGCTTGGTTATCAAGCCAGGAAAGAGGCTTTCGACATGGGATTACAAACCCAGAAGTATGCAAATCAACTAATGCGGCTAGAGACTCCAGAGGCTCGCACTAGCTTCTTAGAAGCCTTGCCAAGCGATGTTGCTGGAACAGCTATCAGCGGTAGACTTGGGCGATTGTCAACTGCCTTGGGTCGACAGCAGGCTTTACAGAACGCTTTACTCGGGCAAGAGAAACGAAGGTTGGAAACATTAGCACCTTTAGAGGTTGATATTGCTCGTGCTAAAGAATTAGGAGTTTCTTTACCTGGTTTGCGAGAGTTAGATCAACAAAGAAAAGAACAAAGAGCTGCTTTATTAACTGGAGCTTTAAGCGCTACCACGCCTAGTGCGTCAATGCCTTCCGCAACATCTGAAGATATTCTTACAAAACCAGAGGCCTATCAGTTTTTGACTAAGCCAGAACGAGAAGCACAAGAAGCAAGGCAGAAACTAGAAACGCAAAAGAAGGAACAAGCCGATGCGCTTCGCAAGGAGTTTTCCTCTTTGCCAGAAGTCAAAGACTACTCTTTGATAGATACCGCTTCTCGTGTTGTCGCTCAGGCGGTAAAAGATCCAAGCGCTGTAGCCACGCAAGAATTAGTGAGAAGAGCTGTTCAGTTAATTGAACCGGGAATGGCTGTACGAGAAGGTGAACAGGCGGCGATCATGAATAGTCAAAGCATCCCTGATCAGTTTAAAGGTGAAATGGAAAGAGCTTTAGTTGGTGAGGGTGGTTTATCAGAGGAAACTAGAGCTGGCATCATGCGAATAGCGGAGCGAGCTTATCGGGCACAATCTCAAAAATACAAAGCAACAAAAGATTACTACGAAGGACTGGCAAAGGAACGACAATTACCAAGTCGATCCGTTTCATACCTCGGAGATCCTGCCTCTTGGGAATCAATAGCTGGTGGTGGAGGAGTATCCAAGCAAGAAAAATTGAAAGGTATCTTACAGCAATTGCAATCGACTGTAGATCCAACCGAAATCGCTGCGCTGAAACAACGAGCCGCCGATATTTATAAGGAGCCGTAAATGGCTACAGAACAAGAACTCTTTGAGCAAATTCAAGGTTATTCAGCACCAAGTGTTCCAGCTGAAAAATTGGCTGAGTTTGCAAGTGCTCGTGAAGCAGTTTCACAGGCTCAACAAAGAGTAGATCGATTAAGTCAATTGTCAGCTGCACTCAGTGGCACTTCTCAAGGATTAACATTTGGGTGGGGTGATGAGGCTATTGCTGGCTTACGCAGTTTGTTCGGCGGACGATCCTATTCCGAGGAGTTAGCTGATGAAGCTAAAATGCGTCAACAAATAGTCGCAGAATCGCCAAAAACAGCTTTGGGGTTTGAATTGGCAAGTGGTTTAGGCTCTGGCTTGTTGGGTGCAGGTATTGCCGCTCCAGGCCTAGCCTCTCGATTGCTTCTGGGTGCCACTGGAAAAGCAGCACCAACAGTCGGGCAATTAGCTGCCATTGGAGCTACGCAGGGTGGGATTGTTGGTGCCGGTACCGCTCAACCTGGTGAAAGATTAGCTGGCGGAGCTGTTGGAGCAGGAGCGGGAGCAACGCTTGGAACTGCGTTGGGTAAAGCTGGCCAATACCTATCACAATACGCTCTTGAGCCTTTTTACACTGCAGGCCGAGAGGCCGCAGAACGAGGAGCGGTTGGGTTAGGCGGAGCAGCAAAATATACGCCAGAAGAATATCAATTAGCTAAAATACTATCTGAGACAAGACCCGAGACAGTATCAACCGCTGAAACAGCCTTGATAAGGGCTGGCGAATTAGGCAAACCCGTATTTATACCAGAAGCGGTACAAAGTCCGTCTCTGTTTCAAGAAGCAAAGTTCATCGCAAATTATCCAGCGAGCAAAGAGATCGCAGGGACAGCGATTGAGCAAAGAGCGTTAGACGCCACAGCACGAATTACAGAAAGCTTAGACGTTGTAAATCCAGAACGTAATGTTACAGCGGGTGCAAACAAGCTAGTTGAAGGCGCCAAATCCTTACTTGATGACTTAGGAGTTGCCAGAAAGGAAGCAACACAGGGTTTATACAACGCAGCGTTTGAAAAAACTCCCGAACTTACTAGCGGAGATAGTCTTGAGTTAATTGCAAAAAACCCAAGAATTCAACAGGCGATCAAGGCAGTCAGAAAAGAACTACCAGAACTAGGCGAGTTGCCTGATAGCAGCATCGAGGTTTTACACCAGGCGCAACAATATCTGAGTGGTAAAGCGAGAGCAGTTAAAAACAAGTTTACAGCTGGTAAAATCAAGGATGCTCGTGACGAGTTAATGGCGGCAATTAAAACAGAATCGCCTGAGTACGAACAAGCCACCAAAGTATTTGCGCAAATGTCAAAGGGGCTTACTGCGAAAGAGCAAAGCAAAATAGGCTTTTTAGCAAACGTGAGCCCTGACAAGCCAGGCACCATTGGTAAAGTATTTGCGCTTGATGCTGACACGATTGCTAGTTTACGGGATGATTTTGAACGTGCTGGTAAACTGTCAGAGTGGGAGTCGGGCGTACGATCCTATTTACAAAGAGCAGTTGATATTGCGCCTGATGAGCGAAATCCGATTAACAAAATTATCGGATCTCCTGCTCTTAGGTCTAAGTTGAAAGCAGCACTTGGCGACAAATACGATCGTATCATCGAGCCTTTAACTGTTGAACAAACCATTCTCAAAGGTCAAAGAGAATACTTTGCTGCCTCGCCTTCAACTCCTTTGTTGCAAAGGGAACAAGCTGTAGAGGAAAGTTTAGTAGGAATTCAAAAGGCTATGAAGCTGTTTACTGACCCAATTAAAGAGGGCGGAAAGATGCTCAAGTCAGTTTTGGGTGGCAATAAAAACGCTGAGTTTTATCAAAACTACGCACGTCTCTTATTCTCTAGTCCTGAACAAGGATTGGAAACCATAAGCCGAATTCGCAAACTTACCGAAGGGCTACGAGCCGCAAGAACTGCAGGAGAAAAAGCTGGAGCGGTTATTGGCACCACGGCTGCAAAAGAACCAGCGGTAGGGTTCAAAACGATTCAAGAAACAAAGAAAGCAAAGAAGGACAAACTACTCAGTGTAGGTGGTGCCATGGCTCCAGCCGCTGCGACTACTGAACTTGAC